CATCACAAAAAACTAAGTCTGTATTACCATTTGCTATGGTGACTGTAGTTCCTGTTCCTTGTTTTATCTGGGCTGACCTTGAGCCTGATAAACTATTTTTTATTATAAAAAATCTTGAAGATGAGTTTGGAGCAATCGTAACAACATTTGTGCCACCTAAATCAGAACCACTATCTTTTAAAAGAATAACAGTAAACATTCCTGTTTGAACATTGCTTGATCCAGAAGTAGGAGAAGCTAATCTAATAGTTAAAGTTGTTGTTAAATCACTAGCCGTTAACTCTCCATAAGATACAACTCTATCAAGAATATTTAAATTTAAATTAGTAATATCACCCCAAGCTCCTGATTTTTCGCCAGAAGCCATTACTTCTACACCTAAATTTGTCGAAAATGAACTAGCCATTTATTCTCCTATGCTGCAATCTCAGCCCAATCAGGCTCTTGGTCTGGAGATGTTGCACTCCATGTATTTTTGTCTATAGAAACTTCAGTCCAATTTGGTATTTGGTTAGGACCAATTATTCCATATACCAACACTTTACCTAAATTTGTTGTCGCTGACAAGCCTGTTACTAAATACTTTGATTCTAATGTTACTGTGCCTATAGAAGTTGTTGATATTTCTACACCAGTAACATCAACATCAGCGTTAGCAGTAACAGTTTCATTACCTAACGCACTAGTTCCAGCGACTCCCGTAAACGCATATTTTGACTCTAAAGTAACTGAACCTGTTCCTCCAGTAGCCACTACTGTAGTAGGTGATACTAAAGCAGACCCTACAACAGTTTCATTACCTAAAGCACTGGTAGCAACTAAACCTGTTACAGCAACATTAGCTCCAGCGGTAACAGTTTCATTTCCTAAAGATGTAGTTCCAGAAACACCAGTAACAACTACTGGAATAGGAGAATCCCAAGCTAACTCATTCCAAGTTCCTCGACCCCAACCAGTTATATTAGCCATAATTTACCTCACAATTGTTCGGTTAAGCAATTCTTATAATAGCGTTACTTGCGTCAGCAGTTGGAAATTGAACTGTAAATGTTCCAGATGTTGACGTTTTATTACTTGAAAAATCTAATACAGCTACTGCTTTATTACCGTTAGTATCGTTATAAATCAAAGCTCCCATTGCCGTAATTGTTGCTGTTGTAAAACTTAAATCTGCAAAATCAGTAATACCTGTTGTTCCAGATAAAGTTGCTCCAACTTTTGTTAAAGCAACACCACCTGTAACGTATGAACCACTTGAAGCAACTTCTCCAGTTGTAACAAGAACAGTTGATGCAGCTCCTAGTGTCGCAGTTGAGCTTGATTTTCCGCCACTTCCTTCTGCAAAAAGGGCTAACTTAAAAGCATTACCTCCAGTTGCAAAATTGTGAGTTCCTTCTAAAAGTTCTTTTTTAAAAGAACTACACATTGCTTGTGCTATTGCCATTTATAATCTCCTTATTATGTTTGCTAAATCTTCGTGACCAGCGTCTTTTATAGTTTGAACTATTGTAGCTCTTTCTTCTCTTCTTGCCAAGTCAACATAATATCTCAATAAATCTTTTACTTTATCAGAAAATACATGAGCTTGTTCTTTAATTGCAGGTGGAGCTGAATCAGCAACATATACAATCTTGTTTGCAGCCATTTCTGCTATTTGATCGTTTGATAAACCTCCGTTATCAGATGTCACAACATTTACAGCACCAACTTCTCCTAAACTTAAATTAAACATGATCGTGTCTCCCAAATATAATCGGATTACTTTCTAAAGGTTCTGGAGGAGGCACATCTGACTGTTTTGTTATTAAAAGACTACCATTCTCTACAGTTTGAACCAAAGGATCTGTTAATCTATGATACCCATATAGCTTTTCATTATCAGGAACATTTGTGTCTAATAAACCTGAATTTTGAGCTATCTCTAATTTTATACCTTTAGATATAGCAATAGCACACCAAAACTCACAACAAGCCCTTCCAGACTCGGCTATGTTAACATTTTTATATGTGTAATCTATTCCATACAAAAATATTTTTTCAGCTTTTTTCCATATTGCATAAGCCATAGCATATGCAACTGTGTTGTTAAAATAACAAATTCCTAAATCTGTTGCCACTTCTTTAAGAGGATAAAGCTCTAAGTTCTTAACTCTTTTATCTAATTCACATGTAATTATAGGGTTTTTATTTTTTTTTAAAAATTCTCTAGCTATTTCTGTTTGAGACCCAGCATTTTCTGTATCTAAGAATCTTGAAACAGGATCGAGCATAAATGTTTTATCAACATGGATAATACCACCAATACAATTTATACCCCAAATTTCATCAAATTTTTTAGATGCAACACGAGCAGAAATAAAATCTGAATAGCTTGATCCAAGACCTACTATAGCTACATTCATGTTCTCTTTCTTTCTGGCAGACCTCTACGATAAGCATCAGAATTTTCACGAGCTTCTGCATAGTCTTTAAGCCTTGATATAGCTTCCAAAAATCTATCATTATACATTTTCATAACATCAGGCTCACCCTTCATAAAAGTATAAGCCTCTATTAAAGTTCCGTATAACATTGCATTAGGAGCATTTTCACTTAACCATGTTTTTGTTGTATCAACAGAAGTTGAAACGACAACTCCAGTAGCAGAACTAGAACTTCCTGTTAATGTTTCTCCAACAGTAAAGTCAATAGCTGGAATTACAACTGTAAATTGAGTTGAACTATCAACTGAATTTATATCTGATATAGCTCCACTAGTTCCTCCTGTTAGTGTGTCACTAGTTGTAAAAGTTCCAGAGACACTGCTTAAAGTTAAAACAGTTGTACTAGCTGTTAAACTAACTGGTCTGTAATAATAATGAAGTTCGGCTGAATAATTAGCATCTGGAGTTGGAGCTAAAACAAAATTTTCAAAATCAAATAAAGCATAATATTTTGGAGTTCCAGTTGTGCTTGAATTTGGATTATATTGTTGAAGATAATTAACATCTTTTTGTAACAAAAATTCTTTTGAACTAGAATTTGTAATTGATAAACTAAAAGAAGCTAAATAGTCTTCAGGAACAGCTAAAAATTGATTGCCTGATGTTGTTGTTCCCGTAACATTTTTACGAAAAATTTCTAAATCTACAGTTTTTAAAATTCTTTCTTCTGTTGATTTAATATATTCAGGAAAATGTTTAACAAAAGTTGTTTCTGAATTTTCAGTATAATCTTTTACTGATGTCTTTAATGTTGTATATGTAAAGCTCATTATGTAATACTCACAGTTACGCCACCTACAGATGCTGTGGCTTCAAAACTTTTTATTTTACTACCTACTATACCTAATCCAGTATTAGTATAAACTACAAAAGAAGATAAATCATCATCATTATCTGGTCTTGCATTTCTTATTGCTTCTGGATCGGTTGGAACTCTGGAAGGAGTTAACTGAGGATGTTTTTCTTCATATTCGTCTTTTCCAACTAAAGAACCATTCCATTCTTTACGCATATTTTTTAATTTATATCTAAATCCAGAACGATCTGATAGTCCAAAAGCATATTTACCAGATGCAAAAGCTCCCATTATCCAACCTTATAGTAATTAAGTTGAGGTGTTACAGTAAATGATGATCTGTCTCTATCTTCTCCCATAGCTCTTTCAAATTCTTCTTCATAGACGCTTTTTAATAATTGTATTCTATCAGGAGCTTTCTTCATGGATATGTAATAAGCGAGACCAGCCGTTAAACAAGGATAAAACCTAAAAGGCACTTCCATTGTATTTGTTGGTGAATCTGCATCTTGTATTCTAGTCAAAGCATCGTAATGAATAACATCTGTGCTATTCTCTGGTGCGGGCCAAATCTTTAAATTAGGTGTTATTTGTCTATCTAAAAAAAACTGTGTTGGTCTACCAGTGGTTGTTTTGTTAGGTATAGCTAAATAAGTATCTCTACTTATTCTGCTCATACTAAAATCTGTTGTGCTTCTACGAACAACGACAGATAACACATCAATAATATCTGTTCCTAAAGAATAATCTGAATCGTCAGCAGTTAATGCTTGTGTTCTTTGTTCTATTGTCCATTGATTTAAACCTCGATTAGCCCATTCAGCTAACATAATATTTAAAGATCTTTTAGCTGTTTGAAGATCATATCCAGTACGAACTTCTAATCCACATCTTTCAAATGCTTCTTCAATATAATCAGCTACGTCAAGTTCAAAATTTGTTGAGCTAGAAGTTGTCATTTCTTTTTTCTCCTGAGAGATTTAACTCTTCTTGGTTTACCTGCGGGTTGTCCTATTTTATTCTTCTGACTTATTCTACTTCTTTTTTCTGCTGATGTCATCTCTGATCTAGTTTTAGGTGTCTTAGAGCTAACTCTTTTACTTGGTCTGCAATAAGGAGTGCCTCTCTTTTCTTCTTTGCCACGACCACATGCTTTACCTGTCTTAACGTCTTTCCAATCTTCTTTAAACCATCGTTTAAGATTTAATCCAGATTTTGTTTTACGAACTGCCATTATCTATACTTTGTTACTTTACGTCTATTTTCCATAACAGCTCCACATCCACGAGCAATATTAGGATTTTTAGATGATCTTTTCCTTTTGTTCTTTGGAACAGATCCTCCTCTTTTCATTTCAACAACACCACCTTCAGCTTTTTTCTTTGCATTACCATAATTAGCCGCACCAACTTTTCTGCATTTTGCGATTGCACCGCTGGCATACGCACTTGGAAAAACTCTGTAGCGTGATTTAACTTTTCTGTAACAAGCGTCTTTTGGCATTCTTTTTTACCTTTACTACTGTCTTTATCTTCTTTATCTTCTTTTTCTTTGAAGGAGGCTTAGATATTTGCATACTCATTTGAGATCTACCCATAGCCATTATATTAA